TCCTGGTCCGCCACGAAAGCGATTTGATACTGATACTTAGCAATAATAAGAACGGCGGCAGCAATAGAAGGGCCTTCCAAGGTGCCGTAAAGAGCATCGTAAACACGCCGAAGAAGTACACCAGGATCATTGTCCAGATTAGAGACGACCCACTTACGAACTGCTTGAAAGTCTTTTTGTTTAAGGTTCTTGATAAGTTCATTTACTTTTACATCTCCAAAGGAAGCAAGAATAGCGGAGTCAATCTTTCCACCAACAGAATAACGCTGACACTCGTTGAGTACACGACGCCAGTCAGGAAAATGTTTGTTAACAAGTTCTACCAGGACCTTGTTATCATATTCAACACCTTCTGTACCCAAGATTTCTTGGAGACGCTTGAAGAATGCTGCTGCGATTGCAGGTTTTTGACTTCCTGTAATTCCGAATTCAACAACGGCACATCGCGAGTGGAGGGGTTCAATGATTTTATTTTTGTAGTTACAGGTAAAGATGAATCTACAGTTTCCATAAAACGCCTCAATATTCGCCCGTAGGAGGAGTTGAACATCGTGGGTGGTGTTATCAGCTTCGTCGATAATGATGACCTTGTGCGGTGCATCTGAAGAAAGTGATACGGTCGAAGCAAAATTCTTTGCCTGATTCCGTACAGTATCGAGAAATCTTCCTTCATCTGAACCGTTAATAATTATATAGTCACAATTGAGTTGTTCGCAGATAGCACGAGCAATTGTTGTCTTACCACAACCTGCAGGACCTGCCAGCAGCAAGTTAGGAATCTCTCCCTTGGCAAGAAACTCTTTGAAAGTTTTCTTGGTATCCTCTGGCAGGATACAGTCATCAATAGTCTTGGGACGATACTTTTCGACCCACAGAAAATCACTACGCATAATCAAATCCAATCAGGTTTACGCTCAGGAATACGACGATAGTTGTCCTTGACCCAAGGCTTAGAGGCAATGTACCGCTTGTAAGCAGTGAATGTGTCTATTGTATCATCATACTTGAACTCGTCGGGCATAGCACGAGCAAAGTCCTTTGCATCTTTATAATCGTAGATGCTGCCATCTACATCTTTGAGACGATCATGATAGATGGTCATTGCTTGGCACATGGTCTGGAAGCATCCATGCTCCTTACCAAACCGTTTCTGATACTCCCACATAAGATCAAAACCGTGGTGGAGCATCCAAGCAAAGTTTGCCTTACTAGACGCTGCCCACACGGTGCAGGGATGGTTCCTGAACCCACCTGTGGTACGGTAAGGAGTGCCATCTTTCTTATTGATTGTGCCCCAGTCCCAATGGTACTTGGAGAAAATTACAGATGCCATTTGGCAAGTTTCCAAAGGCATCTTGACAATATGTTTGTCAGGCAAAACCTGAGCAGAGATCCTGGGATCAGGATCCGTCACAAAGATGTTCATTGCAAATTAAACGAGATGATCACACGCTCATCTTCACTGTCATGAGGAGGTGCCATGTGCATAAGATTTGATGGGAAGATGATTAGATCTCCCTCCTTACACATTAGCGAATTACTTGGATGTGTGCCAGTCTCGTCTGTAAATGGAGAAAAGAACAGAGTGCTACGATGTTCCTCAGACATCTTAGCATAGAAGACACAAGAATACCCGATTGCCCCATGATCATGGGGTACATGGTAATCTCTTGCCTTATACCTCTGACACCACATGTCGGTAATGCCTTTAAATTTATAAAGACAAGTATCGTAGAAGTTTTGTAGATATGGTTCTACGAGATTAAAAATATAACCTTTATATCCAGCATCATTATTTTCAAAGTAATCAGTAAAAGAGATATGCTTTTCAGCATCATTGGAAGAAGGAATCATATCCAAGATTAGATCCTTCTTCCCTGCCCACTCCTCAACCTCATACTGAGCAACAGATACTGAAAAGAGATTAACCTTCGTAGGATGAATCAGGTTCAAGGGCGATGTAGTAGTCAAGGTTGTAGTTGGAGTTCGTAAACTTGGAGAGAAGTTTCTTTGAGATGATCACATCGTAAGAACCAGGGATCAGTTTGATGTTCTCAATCTTGAAATTGAACTCAAAGGTCTTGTCAGTCTTACCGACAGTCAGAGCAAACTCATTGGAGTTATCATTCTTCTTGTCACGAACGACCAAGGTGATCTCTTCGCCATTACCGATGGCAGCAAGATCGGGCAGTTGATACACAGAGGATGCCTTCAGCAGTTTCTGAAGTTGTACGCTCTCCAGTTGGAAACATACATCTGTGGTAGGGAGAGAAATGGGTTTCTCAGGGGGAGTGATGATAACCTCAGGATCAGCAAAGGCAAACTTGACCTTGGTGGTCTTGCCTTCACGGATGATCATGTAGGAATCATGCTTCAAATCGATGTCGGGGTCATTCATAAGACCGACACCATTCAAGAACTGAGGCAAGTCATAAATGCCAAAGTCCTTTTCAAAGTTCTCATCAACCTCTGCTTCTGCGAGAATGTTCTTCATCACCGAGATGGTGCGAAGTTTGGTTCCCTTCTTGACCAGGATCGACTGGTTGATAGAAGAAAAGTTCTCAAGCAGGTCGATGGTCTTTTCAGAAAGTTTCATATCCACGCTCAGTAGGCTCCTTGTCTAGTCCGTTAAAGTGATAAAGAAGAACAGCATAGTGAATGATCTTCTTGATGTCCATTCTAGCAGATCCCTTCTTGTCGTAACGAGAGGCATACTTAAGAATGTTGCTGCGACAGAAAGCAGCAGCGTCACCGACAGATTCGATCAGATCAAGAGTCTGAGTTCCATTGTCGGAGTTGTAGTGAGCACGATATGTGTCACTAACATAATCCTTCACTTCTTGAAGGATCTTGTCTTCATTGTATTTGTACACAGATTTATTTTTAGGTTTAAGATCTTCTTGCACATCTACTGGCCAGACAAATCCATCAGCAGTCATTTCATACCCATCAGGAATGTCTACATTGCCAGTAACTTCGGGAGTATATTCAAAACCCCCGTTTGCGCTTACCCAATCGAGATCACTCATGTTTAGTTCATCGTATAGTAAAGCCCATGCGTTCATTGTACCATCTCAATCGTGAAATTGCAAGTCAAAGATGTTGTAACTCATAGAAATTCTAGTCACATCACTTTGGAATGGATAAACGCAGTGACCTAGGTCAGCAGGAAACATGTATAGGTCTCCTGTTTTCGGTGTTACTTTAGCATATCCAGGATTAAAAAATGATTTAGCATGGACAAACTCTAGCATACCAGCAGAGAATGTGTTGGTCTTGTCAACCCATTGCTCTCTTTCTTTATCAATCTCCTCTGGGACATCGATAAATGCCACCACACTCAGAGTTCCATCATGAACATGTAGTGGATTAAACTCATGCTGTCTCATGTAATTGATCCAAGGACCGTTACCGAGATGATAAGTAAACTGACCTGCGCCCCTTTGAATCTCTTTGCAGAATTCTATAATGTGATGTTCAACAAAGTTTTTGAACGCAGGTTTGTCATCTACAATCGCATCATTCTGAACTTCGATATTACCAGCAAGATCGTATCCGCAAGGAGGAGCATCTACAGATTTAACAGCAATATCTTGAAGCATCGAAAGATGCTCCTCCGACATAACAGCATGGTATATCGGAGGACCAAAAAAATTATGAATCATTTTCTTCAGTATCAGAGTTGAAATCTACATCAGCATCAACTTTGTCATAGAGATCCAAGAAGGCACTCTTAGTCTCATCATCAAAACGATTCAGACATACTTGGATTGCTTTCTGCTTATCATTCCAGATAGCATAGGCATTGATGATGTGAATCAAACGACGGGTAGAGATGACTTCATCGACACCACCATCAAAGAAAGTCTTACGGATGATGTCTGCCCAGTCTACGAGACGCTGACAGAAGGCAGAATCGTCTGCCTGCAGAGATACAGCAGTCCTGTATACGATCTTGAACTCAGTAGCAGCGTTGGGATAACCCTGCTCAAAGGTCACAGGGAAACGCTCAAGGAATGCTTCGTTCAGCACATTGGTGCCAATGAAACGACCGTCATCAGATCCCTTACCCTTAGTGTTGGCAGTGGCAATGACATTGAAACCAGGGGCAGGTTTGATATACTTACCAATCTTTTTCAAGAAGACGCCCTTACCCTCCAGGATGGATTGCAGACACAGGATCTTGTTAGATGCCAGGTCAATCTCATCTAGAAGCAGCACAGCTCCCCGCTCCAGAGCTTCGATGACTGGACCATTATGCCAAACAGTGTCGCCATTGACAAGACGGAAACCACCAATAAGATCGTCTTCGTCGGTTTCGATGGTGATGTTGACACGAATCAGTTCTCGCTTCGTTGCAGCGCAGACTTGCTCAACAGAGAGCGTTTTACCATTGCCCGAGAGACCCGTGATAAACGAAGGGTAGAACTTACGGGATGCAATAATTTTTTTAAGAGATTGAAAGTTACCAAACTGGACGTAGGAATCATCTTTCTCAGGAATGTAGTTTGCAGCAGAGGTGGCAGATGGTGCTTCATATGCCTGTTCAATTTCTTGAACGGTCAGGTTCCACTTGCCCGTACCTGATTTATAAGACTTCAGGCGTTTGCAAGCAGTAGCGTAAGATACGTTCAACTGCTTTGCTGCCTCGCGAACATTCTCACAACCGACTTCGGTGCCAGCATTCGTAGTGAGATAACCGACAAGATCTTCAGTAGTAACAGGATTTGGAGCGAAGGGCATTGGGTTTCTTTTGATTACTCTGTAATTATAGCAGAAAACCCTCCGAATGGGAGGGTCTGGTGGACAGTTATTTAGGTGAACACTGCTGTCACCCAGGTAATTGTTGCTCCTGG